TCTAACTAACAAAACACTTACCAGTCCAACACTAACAACACCTGCTCTTGGTACTCCAGCATCTGGAACACTAACAAGTTGCACAGGTCTTCCGATCTCGACTGGTGTTTCTGGACTTGGTACTGGCGTGGCAACGTTTTTAGCAACACCCTCTAGTGCTAACCTTGCATCTGCTCTCACTGACGAAAGTGGTAGTAATACGGTTGCGTTTACTACAAGCCCAACGTTTGTAACGCCAACTCTTGGTGTGGCAAGTGCTACTACAATTAACAAAGTAACATTTACAGCTCCTGCAACTGGGTCAACTTTAACTGTTGCTGATGGAAAGACATTAACCGCAAGTAATACATTAACGCTCACTGGTACTGATGCTTCTTCTGTTGCGTTTGGTGCTGGTGGTACAGTTGCTTATACAGCAAATAAACTAAGTGCATTTGCTGCAACAAGTTCTTCAGAACTTCTTGGTGTAATCAGTGATGAAACTGGCTCTGGTGCACTCGTTTTTGGTACCAGTCCTGCAATTACAACATCATTAACTACACCAAGCACAACATTTGCGCTTGTTAATGAAACTGCTACAACTGTAAACTTTGCTGGAGCAGCAACTACTATTTCTATCGGTGCTGCAACTGGTACTGCTACAATCAATAACGCTGAAGTTGTTATTAGTGGTAACTTAACTGTTAATGGTACAACTACTACAGTAAACTCAACTACTCTAACAGTTGACGACAAGAATCTCGAATTAGCTTCTGTTGCATCGCCGACAAATATTACTGCCGATGGTGGTGGTATTACTGTAAAGGGCGCAACCGATAAGACTTTTAATTGGGTAAATGCTACTACTGCTTGGACTTCTTCTGAAGACTTAAACCTACTAACAGGCAAGGTTTACGAAATTAATGGAACAACAGTTCTATCTGGGTCAGCATTGGGGACTGGAGTTACTGGTTCCTCATTAACTTCTGTTGGAACAATCGGCACTGGTGTTTGGCAAGGTACTTTGATTGGTGCTACTTATGGCGGAACTGGTGTTAATAATGGTTCAAATACATTAACTCTTGCAGGTAACGTTACTCACGCTGGTGCATTTACCCAGACATTTACTGCAACGGCAACTACTTCAGTCACGCTTCCGACTACTGGAACTTTAGCAACTCTTGCTGGTACTGAAACATTTACTAATAAGACTTTAACTAGTCCGACTCTAACTACTCCTGCGCTCGGAACACCAGCATCTGGAGTATTGACAAGTTGCACAGGACTTCCGATCTCGACTGGTGTGTCTGGTCTTGGTACTGGAGTTGCAACATTCCTTGCTACACCTTCTGCTGCTAACTTAGCGGCGGCTGTAACAGAAGAAACTGGCTCTGGTTCTCTTGTATTTGCCACAAGTCCATCACTTACAACCCCGACACTCAATAGTGCTGTTGTTAATAATAACAATGCTGTTTCTGCGGCAGGCACTACACAAGGTACTGCTACTGCATTAACTGTTGACTATAACGTAATTACTACAGCCGCTGCAAGCTCGGGAGTAGTTCTCCCAACGGCGACTGCAGGACGTAGAATTGTTATTGTCAACAAGGGTGCAAATACTCTTAGCATCTATCCAGCAACTGGTGGAACAATCGACGCATTATCAGCAAACGCAGCAATTCAGATCGCAGCAAACGGTTCAATTGAAATAATGGCATCGTCTACAACACAGTGGTATTCTATCGCTCGTGTTAATGTTTACAATTCAGCAGGGACTTTATTGAATTAATTATGTCAACAGTTATGCAACTCAAAAGAAGTGAAACTGCTAATGCAATTCCCACTGCAGGACAAATTGCAGTTGGAGAACTTGCTGTAAATTTGGCAGACGGAACATTATACTCTAAGAAAACCGACGGAAGTATTATTGAAGTGGGTGGATATAATCCAGAATTCTTTACTATTCCAGGAACAATCGATTTGGGTGATCTCGCAGGGGTGAATCCTACAGTTTATGACATGGGTGCATTATAAATAGTCCCAAAGAGGACAAGATATGGCAATTTCTTCAAGACAAGGTTTAATAGATTACTGTCTCCGCAGACTCGGATTTCCAGTAATTGAAATTAATGTGGACGATGATCAAGTAGAAGATCGTATCGATGACGCATTACAGTATTTCCAAGAGTATCACTTTGACGGTGTCGAGAGACTCTATCTCACACACAAAGTTACCACTGCAGAATTAAAATTCTCAGGATTATCTGCGCCCTCTTTCCAGAACAACGAGATGTTAGTTGGTAATACTTCAGGCGCAACATGTATTCTATATACATTATCTGGAACAACTGCGAGAGTAAGCAACGTAAAGGGTGTGTTCACAACAGGTGAAACTGTTACTGGTTCTACATCGGGGTTCAGTAGAGCACTCGCAGCAACTGGTTTCTATACGGCAGGAGATATTCAAAACGGGTATCTTCCCCTTCCAGATTCGGTAATCGGTGTTATCCGTGTTCTACCAGTCAATGGTCCAAGTTCTGGTATGAACAATAGCAACAACATTTTTGATCTTATCTATCAGTTCCGCCTGAATGACATGTATAATCTGCTCTCTGCTGACATGGTTTATTATACGCAAGTCCAACAGCATCTATCGATGCTTGACATGCTTCTAGTTGGCGATCGTTCATTCAAATACAATCGTAAAATGGACAAGATGTATATTGACATGAATTGGGAAGAAGTATTAAATCCTGATGATTTTATTGTCGTTGAATGCTATCGTATCCTAGACCCAACAACATACACACAAGTCTATGATGACATGTTCCTGAAACGTTATTCGACTGCATTGATCAAACGTCAATGGGGTGAGAACATGAAGAAGTTTGGTGGGATCCAACTTCCTGGGGGTGTAATTCTAAATGGCAGAGAGATCTACGAAGAAGCAGTCGAAGAAATCACGACAATCGAAAACGAAATGCAATTGAAGTCAGAGTTGCCAATAGACTTCATGGTTGGATAAGACATGCCAACGAACTTCTATTTTCAATCTGGTAATACATCTGGAACCACAAACGAACAACGTTTGGTGGAGGATCTTGTCATTGAAAGTTTGAAGATCTACGGTCATGATGTTTTTTATCTTCCAAAGCAAACTGGTAACCTTGACGGTATCCTAGGCGAAGATGCACTTCAGTATTTCGATCAAGCATATCCTCTCGAAATGTATCTTGAGAATGTTCAAGGTTTCGAGGGTGAAGGCGAACTATTTACTAAGTTCGGATTTGAGTTTAGATCCTCAGCAACCTTCGTTGTCGCCAAAAGACGCTGGGAAGAAGGTGTTGCTCAGAATGCGGTACTAGAATTACCAGGAAGACCAGCAGAAGGCGATCTACTTTACTTCTCAAAAACCAAAACATTTTTCGTGATCAAGTATGTTGACTTCTTAAATCCGTTCTATCAACTCGGCAAGATCTACACATACAAACTGCAATGTGATGTCTTCGAATTCAGTTCTGAAAGAATTGATACAGGGATCGATGAAATCGATTCAATTACTGACGCATCAAATCAAGATGTTTATAGATTCCAACTGCTTCAACAGTCAGGGGACTTTGTTCTAAACTCTAGTGATGATTCAATTATCCTCGAGATATATGCAACTGCAGACACAGATCCACAATCAGACAATGATGAATTCGAGGTAGAAGCAGAAGGTATTCTAGACTTCACCGCATTCAATCCATTCGGTGAGGTACAGAAAAGAGCATAATGTTTTTACGTCAACACTTTTATCATCAACATATCAGAAAAGCAATCATTGCTTTCGGTACGATCTTCAATCAGATTAATGTCAAGAGATATAATTCTGACCAAGAAGTCGTGCAATCTGTTCGTGTTCCCTTGGCATATTCACCAAAAAATAAATTTCTCGCTCGTATCGCAGAAGTCCCAACAACTACTACACAGTCTACTGCAATCATACTCCCGCGAATGGGATTTGAGATTACGGGATTACAATATAATCCTGCAAGAAAAATTAACTTACTTACTAAGAATGTAGCAATCGGTCAAGGCGATGACCCTAACATGCTGCGATCTCAATACACAAGCACACCATATGACATGAATATTTCGTTGTATGCAATGGCAAAAAATCAAGATGATGCACTACAGATTATTGAGCAAATAATTCCGTTCTTCAATCCCGACTTCTGTGTCACCATAACTGACATTCCTTCTATGGGAATCAAGAGAGATCTTCAGATAGTTCTTGATTCCATCAATTATGAAGACGACTATGCTGGTGATTACATGCAAAGACGGTCGATTGTGTGGACGCTAAACTTTACGCTCGGATTAAACCTATATGGTCCAGTCGAGCAACAAGGAATTATCCGAAGCGCAATCGCGAATACATATACGGATATTGAACAACCTACTTATCAACAAAAATATCAAGTAACAACAAATCCAGATACTGCTGCAGTAACTGATGATTGGGATTATGTGGAGCAATTCGATGAATTCTTTGAACAAGGGTAACTATCAAGATCTTGATGATCTTTTTGGAACCGAAACAACAAAGATCCCAGAACCAGTTGAAGTAATTGAAGTGGAGATTCTCCCAGCAACTACGACTACATCTGCAGTTCCAGTGGTTATCGAATCCACTGGAGATGACATTGAAGATGACTACAATGTTGCTCGCAATAAACTCAATGAATTGATTGATACAAGTCAAAGAGCATTAGAGGGTATGTTAAATGTTGCACTTGCAAGTGACAGTCCTCGTGCTTATGAAGTCGTTGGGCAATTGATCAAAACAACTGGTGATACTGCTAAAGATCTCATGGATCTTCAGGCAAGGAAGAAAAAAGTTCTTCAAGATGATAACAAAAAGTCTCAGCAAATAGACACACAGAATAATATTATCTTTTCCGGAAGCACCCAAGATTTACTCAAAGCATTGAAAGCAGAGAAAGCAAAAGTTATAGAACATGATAGTTGAGGAATCCTCGTATCACGGTAATATTAATTTAAAACCGATTGGATACAAACACAATTTTACTCCGGAGCAATTGACAGAACTCGCTTTGTGCGAGGAGGATCCAATTTACTTTATTGAGAACTATTGCATGATCGTGTCGCTTGACCAAGGTCTCATTCCATTCAAACTGTATGAATGTCAGAAGCGCAAAGTCCATCATATCCTAGACAATCGTAAAGCGATTCTTATGGAAGGTCGTCAGCAAGGTAAGACTATCACATCTGCTGCTTGTATCCTGTGGTATACGCTGTTTCAAGATGCAAAAACTGTTGCTATTCTTGCGAATAAGACTTCTGCTGCTCGTGAAGTCATGAGTCGATATCAGGGTATGTTCGAGAACTTACCTCTCTGGATGCAGCAAGGTGTTAAGACTTGGAATAAGGGTGACGTTGAATTAGAAAACGGATCCAAGGTATTTACTGCTGCTACGACTGCCTCTGGTATTCGTGGTAAGTCTGTTAATTGGTTGTATATCGACGAAGCGGCAATTATTCCAAACACAGTTGCTGAGCAGTTCTTCGCCTCAGTTTATCCTACAATTTCTGCTGGTCAAACAACCAAGATCCTTCTGACCTCGACGCCTCTGGGATATAACCACTTCTGGAAATTCTGGAATGAAGCAGAAAAGGGTGTGAATGGGTTTGAACCTATGTTCATTCCATACACCGAAATTCCTGGACGTGATGAAGAGTGGGCAGAAGAGCAACTCAAGATGCTCGGCGAGTTGAAATTCAACCAAGAAGTTCTCTGTAATTTCCTTGGTTCGAGCAACACCCTTGTGAATGCACATACACTTGGAGCGATGAGTTCTATTGACCCTATATACATGAAGGATGGTCTAGATATTTTCGAGGATCCAATCCCAGAGCATACTTATGTTATGGGTGTTGATACTGCAAGAGGTATTGGTGGCGACTATTCTGCATTTACTGTGGTTGATGCGACCTCGGTTCCATATAAACTAGTCGCCAAATACCGCAACAATAAAATACCACCGATGTTATATCCTAATATCGTAAACAAAGTGGCAAGAGATTTTAATAATGCGTATGTGATGATTGAAATTAACGATATCGGTCAGCAAGTCGCCGATATTTTACACGCAGAATTAGAATATGATAATATTTTAACGACATCTAAAGATACAAATAAACAATATCTTTCTCCAGGATTTGGTAGAGCAACCCAAATGGGTGTTCGAATGACTAAGCAAGTTAAAAGGCAAGGTTGTTTTACACTAAAGTCTCTGATGGAAGAAAAGAAGTTACTTATTTTTGACGCAGATACCATCTCAGAATTCTCCACCTTTATTGAAAAGATGGGAACTTGGATGGCAGATGAAGGTTATTTTGATGACTTGGTAATGAGTTTAGTTATGTTTGCATGGGTAACCAGCAATACATATTTCACCGATCTGACAGACATTGACATTAGAAAAAAGTTATATGATGGTCAGATGAAACAAATAGAAGAAGAACTGACACCATTTGGTATAATAATGAATGGCACTGAAGAAGAAGTTTTTGTTGATAGTGGAGACCTATGGTCTGTTGATGCTGCACCAACTAAACGTGGTTGGATGTAAAGTAGACATCTTATAAATAAGTTTATAACAAAAAAGACAGTGGTTTTTGTCAGTTTTAATATACAAGGAGAAGAAAATGGCATTTCAATTATCGCCAGGAGTCCTAGTTACTGAAAAGGATCTAACTAACGTCGTACCAGCAGTCTCAAGTTCTGCTGGTGGATACGTTGGTTACTTCCTCTGGGGACCTGTAAACGAAATTCAAACAGTTTCGTCAGAAAACCAACTCGTCCGCGAGTTTGGTAAACCAACAAGCACAACTACAGTACACTTCCACACTGCTGCTAACTTTCTTGGTTACGGAAATAATCTACAACTCGTTCGTGCAGTTGGCACAGCAGCAAAGAATGCTGTTTCTTCCGGAACTGCAATTGCAATTAATAACCAAGATGTTTATGATGCATCGTATGCTGCAGGTGAAGCCTCAGTTGGTCCAGTTGCTGCAAAATATCCAGGTGCTGCGGGTAACTCTCTGCTAGTCAGTGCCGCTGACGCATCCGCATTTGGTGCTTGGACATACAAAGAACAATTCGATGGCACTCCTGGTACATCTGATTATGCTACCTCGAAAGGCGGATCTGACGACGAACTTCATATTGTTGTGGTCGACGAAGATGGTGTATTTAGTGGTATTGCAGGAACTGTTTTAGAAAAGTTCTCATTCGTTTCGAAGGCGTCAGATGCTAAGAATTCGGATGGTTCTTCTAACTATTATAAGAATGTATTAAACACCCAATCAAAGTATGTTTGGTGGATGGATCATCCCTCAACTACTGGATCTGGTCTAGAGTGGGGTTCGGCGGCAGCTTCAGGCGGTTATAAAGATGCTGGGTTTACCGCATCGTTAACACTTGGAGTCGATGCTGCTCCTGCTTCTAGTGATCTTCAAACAGGTTACGATCTGTTCGCTAACAAGGAACTAGTTGACGTTTCGCTTCTTCTGACAGGCGGACATGCTGTTGCTGTTGCTCAGCACGTTATTGATAACGTTGCTCTAGATCGTCTTGACTGCGTTGTGTTCCTCTCACCTCCTCTGGCAACAGTCCAGAACAATGCTGGTGACGAAGCAGACGACATCGTAACATATAGAAGTTCAACCTTAAATCGTTCGACTTCATACGCTGTTATGGATTCAGGTTGGAAGGTTCAATACGACAAGTATAATGACACCTATGTTAACATTCCTTTGAATGCTGATACTGCAGGTCTTTGTGCTCGTACTGATCAAACCAATGATCCATGGTGGTCACCTGCTGGTTTTAACCGTGGTGCTATTAAGAATTGCGTGAAGTTGCTTTATTCGCCAAACCAAACAGATCGCGATACTCTTTACAAGAATGGCATCAACCCAGTTGTGTCGTTCCCAGGACAGGGTGTTGTTCTTTATGGTGACAAGACACTTCTTGCTAAACCATCGGCATTCGATCGTATCAATGTTCGTCGTCTATTCATCGTTCTTGAGAAGGCAATCGCAACTGCTGCTAAGTTCCAGTTGTTCGAATTCAACGATGTCTTCACTCGTGCGCAGTTCAAGTCACTAGTTGAACCATTCCTCCGCGATGTTCGTGGTCGCCGTGGTATCTATGACTTCCGTGTCGTATGTGACGAAACAAATAACACTGGCGAAGTAATTGATCGTAATGAGTTTGTTGCAGATATCTACATCAAACCTGCCAAGTCGATTAACTTCATCTACCTTAACTTCATCGCAACTCGTACCTCGGTATCGTTCGAAGAAGTTGGTGCCTAATAACCCGAATAAATAGAATTATAGGAGAAATCTATTATGGATATTTCAAAGTTTAAAGGGTTACTAGGTGCTGGTGGTGCAAGACCAAACCAATTCCGTGTAATTCTCAATTGGCCTGGATATGTAACATCCGTTCCTGACAGAGAATATGCGCTGTTGGTTACTGGTGCTGCCCTTCCTGCATCAACAGTAAACCCAACTCTCGTTCAGTATCGTGGTCGCGAAGTGAAACTCGCTGGCGAGCGTATCTTCGATCCGTGGACAGTAACAATCATCAATGACACTGAAATGTCACTCCGTAAACCATTCGAAGAGTGGATGAACGGAATGAATGATCTGGAATTGAACACAGGTGTTCTTACACCAACAGACTATCAAGCAGATATTATCGTTCAGCATCTTGATCGTAATGATGATGTGCTGATGGAATATACTCTGTTTAACTCGTTCCCGATTAACATGTCAGAAATTGGTTTGCAATATGGTCAGAATGATGTAATCGAAGAGTTCACCGTAACCTTCAACTACTCACACTACCTAACTGACACACTTTAAGAGTAATCTAATATTATGGAAATTTTTGGTTATAAGATTACACGGTCTTCGGAGCCACCGACGGAAAAATCGTTCGTGGCTCCGACAGACGACGGTGGCACAGACGAAATTAAAGCAGGTGGTTATTACGGAACTTATCTAGACTTAGATGGGACTGCCAGTACAGAACAAGAACTTATCAGACGCTATCGTGACATTGCTGGTATGGCAGATGTCGACACAGCAATTGATGATATTGTCAACGACTCTATCTCAAATCTTGATGACGAAGATCCAGTTAGAATTAATCTGGATGATGTAGAGATGTCTGCAGGTATCAAGAAAGATATCGAAAAAGAATTTGAAGAAATCTTAAGAATTTTAGATTTTAAACTAAGAGCGCATGATTACTTCCGCCGTTGGTATGTTGATGGTAGATTATTCTTTCATAAAGTCATTGACACAGCAAACCCAAGACAGGGTCTGACTGATGTGCGATATATTGATCCACGAAAGATTAAAAAGGTTCGTGAGATCGTTAAGGAAAAAGATACCAAGACCAATGTGGATTTCATTAAACGCATTGATGAGTATTTTCTTTTCAATGAAAAAGGTGTAGTGCACCAAAAATCAGCAAACGTGAATGATTATTCAAGCAGCGCGAATGCACTTAGAATTACAAAGGATGCTATTTGCCATGTTCCTTCTGGTCTTGTTGATCAGGATAAGAACGTGGGATTGTCGTATCTACATAAAGCAATACGTCCAGCAAACCAACTTCGGATGATGGAAAATGCGCTTGTAATTTATCGTATTACTCGCGCTCCTGAGCGTCGAGTTTTTTATGTTGACGTTGGTAACCTACCTAAGATTAAAGCAGAACAATATCTCAAGGGTATTATGAACCAGTATCGTAACAAAATCGTATACGATTCAAACACTGGTGAAATTCGCGATGATAAGAAATTTATGTCAATGCTTGAGGATTTCTGGTTACCTCGCCGCGAAGGTGGTAGAGGAACTCAGATTGAAACACTTCCTGGTGGAGAAAACCTTGGGCAAATCCAAGACGTTGATTACTTCCAGCGTAAACTATATCAATCATTGAATGTTCCAATCTCAAGACAGCAACAGCAATCAGGGTTAAACTTTGGTCGTGCTGCTGAAATTAACCGTGACGAATGGAAGTTTACAAAGTTTATTGCTAGACTGCGTCGTCGTTTCTCGTTAATTTTTGATGATCTCTTGAAGACACAATTGATTCTTAAGGGTATTATTACTGAAGCAGACTGGGAATCCATTAGATACAAGATTCAATATAACTTTGCAACTGATGCATATTATACAGAATCAAAAGAACAGCAAATTCTTCAGTCTCGCATTGAGATTCTGAACGGAATGGCAAACTATATTGGTTCGCTCTACAGCAAAGAATATGTCCAAAAGAATATTCTGAAACTTACTGACGATGAGATAGCAGAGATCGAAGCATCGAATACTGCGAATCCACCAGAAGTTCCACCTGCAGAAGAGCAACCACCACAACAAGAACAACCTCAACAAGGATAATTATTATGGAAAACAATGTAGCAGATCTAATAAATAGCATTGAAAGCGGTACTCTTGCTGATGCAGAACAAGTATTTAATGACATCATGGACATTAAAGCAGGTAATGCGTTAGATGCATATAGACAGCAAATCGCAATGAATGTTTTTAACGGTCAAGAAGAATCAGAACCTGAAGAAGAATCTGATACTGACATTGAGGATGAATCAGAAGAAGACTTTACGGGAGAAGACGATGCTTAGATTTAAAGACTTAGTGGAAAGAGTTAATGATACTCGGTCATTGTATCTTGAACAAGATAAGAAACTGATCAAAGCAAAGGATAATGATCCCCATGGAAGTTATCCTGCACACCACGACTACATTACGCATGATACATATGGTGATGCTGGTGAAGAAGCGACATCTGCTCATCATAAGTTTGCTAGTGAACGTGCTCCTGTGCACACTTTCAAACATGAGGGATCGACTCACAAGATTTTCCATCACCCAAATGGTAGCACAATCCATAAAATAGATCATACGCATGGACATCATGGAAATGATATTATGGTTTATTCTGGTCACCATGATCCAAAACATATCGAGAAACAAGAGAAAAAATATTCTATCACGAATGAAGAAGTCGAAACAATCGACGAACTTTCAGTTAACACTGTCCGTGGTTACTACAACAAGGCTGGTGAGCAAGGCAAGAAGATTGCTGATAAAATGAAAATGGGCGGAGGCGATTGGTCGAAAGATGGATCCGACACCAAGACTCTAAAGAAAAGAGCAGCAGGTCGCAATATGGCATTGAAGCGTCGCAGCGGCGAAGTTAAGATGTCTGAAGACACCGATCTAGAAGAAGGTCGTATGAAAGATCTGGCAATGGACATGGAATCATTGTCGCATGCAGATTTTAAAAA